AGGCACTTCAAACTCCATTAGAATTTCCTGTTTCTGTTTGCTTTTCTGCTTCATCGGTGCTTAACATTTCGGGTTCAGGTTGTTCTTCTTCTAGCTTAGAAAGTATATTGTTTACAGCAGTTTCAATAAGTGTTGTTTGCATTGGCCTTGCCATTTCATAGAAGTCAAATCCAAGTGATGCCTGCTCCATCTCTACAAGGTCAAATACATACCCGAAATTAGCATAGAAACACTTGGTAAATGCTGTTACACTGTTACCACCCATAAGCAAGGTAATCTGCTCAGGTGTTTTACCGCTAAACGGGAAGAAACTTTGTTTTACATTGTATTTCTTTAAAGCCCTTTCGTCTTCAGAATATATTATGCTTGCAATGTCTGTTTCGATAGCTGATTTAACAAATTCACTAGCCCTTGCATCCCCCACCATCTTCAAATCCATATACAGGTCTGTAAGTGATTTTAACTTAAAGTCCTTGCTGAAGTGATAGAAAGCAATAAGTCCTTCGCTTAAATCAATAATATCTGCTACTGTTGTAACAAGGAACCCCCAAATCTTTGAATATGCAGATGCAACAGGGTATAAACTGTCATAAACATTCTGCAACGATATATTTTTACCTGTGGCTGTTTCTGATACCTCTTTTTTGCTGAATAATTCTGTGTTAAATACTGCTTCTTTAACATATACAGTCAGAGAATCAATATACTCCTTCTGGAACTTCACAAGGTCAACGGGTGGGTACTCATAACGGATAATGTTACTCAAATCTGCCATTTCTTCCTTAGTCTTTGGCATTGCCAAAGTAATAGCATCCTGCGCTGACGTTATGATTTCGTACCCCGACCCGTTACACCTTTGACATATATTCCCGTCAAGTGTCGTTCCTTCTTTGCAATCGTGTGCCTTACACCTTGAACTGTATTGTATTTTTTGTGGGAATGCATGTAAAGCCATTGTTAAATCCAGTTCTGAATTGGCTTTTACCATCTTCATCAGGATAGGTGTAGCCTTATCCAAAGGAGAAACAAATGTTCTGCCGTTTGTAAACAAATCCCTCTTAAAGCCTACCCTTTTTGCAGGTACATACCCAAGGTTGTGTGTGAAATCCTGAACAAAGTATATTTCCTCTTTATTGTTGTCTGCAAAGAAGTATTCTGCATCTCCTACTGTAAAAAAGAACTCCCCTTTAAGCCACAGTTCACTTATAAGTGCTTTATTGTTCCTGTGAATAACAGATGCTTCATCTTTTTCAAGTTGCGTGAACTTAACAGTGCTGTTAAGTCCGTAAATAGTATAAATTTCTGATTTGTATTCAATTGGTCGTGGGTTCGATTCCTACATTTGGCTCAAACGTTAAATTAAAATGAGAAACTTTAAAGAGTTTATTGCCGTTTTTTGTAATGATGATGATATTGTTGGTAAAAAACAAGAAGATAACGGATATATTACAATTGACCTTAATTGTGTGTGTGCGTGGAATCAGGCGGATAACAACACGATAAGCGTTGATTTACAGGGTGGCACAAGATATAAACTCGATATTCACTATAACGATTTTTGTAAAATTATGAAAGAAAATGGCAACACTTGATATAGCACAATATATTGAAGACACAGTAGCAGAACTGGAAGATAAAGTATCTGAAATGGAATCAGATATGAACGATCTTGTTGTTGCCTATTTATCCACGTTTGCTGTTGATGATAAAACACTTATTAACTTTAGTTCTAATTACGAACACGCTAATTCATCTGATTCTGTTTTTGATGAAGCATACAAAACCTTTATAGGCGCATTTCTTATATTCCTTGGCAATAAAATTGTAAAGTCTGTTAAACTTACTGTTTCAGACTTTGAATCAAAAGGAATAGCTGCTGTTGGCAATGAAGAACAGCTTGTAGGCAAAATGATAGGCTTTGTAGATGGTAAAGTTGTTCGTGGAGGTTATCTTGCTAACCTTGGGAAAATGTCATCGTTAAGGCAGGTGTTCCACGATTATATTGTCAGGGCAATATCATCAGGTCAGAAGATGAACCTGTTTGTAAAGAACGCTAAGCCATTGTTTAAAAGCACAGGAGAGAAGAAGTCAGCGTTTACTTCGTATTACCAAAAATATGCTTTTGACAGCGTTTTACAGGCTACGAATAGCATTGCTTTGTATATAGCAGACAAACGCGGATTAAATAGGTTTTTGTTTAAAGGTGGATTGGTAAAAGATTCACGACCATTTTGCAAAGAACACGCAAACAACATTTATACAAGAAAAGATGCTGCTTACTTCGATACAATCACTTGGAAAGGCAAAATTCCCGATATGCCATTTTTGATCGCATCGGCTGGCTACAATTGTCAACACATTATTTCCTGGCTGCCTTAACGAATAGTCATTATTTAGAATCAATATAAATAACGGATTATTTTTACTTGATGCTTGTTATTATAATTATAATAGCTATATTTGTCTAAGCAATGTTGCTAGAACAATTAAAAATTATCGGAAATGAGTCCTGATATTGCGAAATGCCTGGGGACAGGTTGTCCCTACAAAGAAACCTGTTATCGTTACACATCTAAACCAAGCGATTGGCAAAGTTATTTTTCTGTCCCTCCAATTAAAGACGGCAAATGCGAAATGTACTGGGGAGATTTAAGCGAAGCTATTTGGGGTCAGCTTCAGGATATCGTCAAGCCTAAATAGGTAACTCGGATAATTCCCGAATTAAAACAATTTTTTAGCAACTCCGATTTGGTGAACTTTTTGCAAAGGCTGGAACTGATATTGAAAAATGTATTTGTTATCCAGGTAGCTAACCGATGCGCTCGGCTGAAGCAACGAATTGACTCCAGCGCCCAAGTAAATTCCTTTCGGTTTTTGGATAATTGTTTTCGTTTCTGTATTGGTTATTGTATTGGTTACCACAGGCTATTTATAATCGTTTGTAGCGTTCATTTTAAGCACTTCTCCAAGGACTTCACCGCTTACGATTGTACTTCCATATTCAAAAGGAAATGACGCGTTAAACTGGCTAATTTGTGGCTTAAAATCGATTAGCACAGTATCTCGTAAAACTTCGGTTTTAATCTTTGTTTTAGGGATGTAAACGGTGTCCTTAACCTCGACAATCAAAGTGTCCGTTTTTGTCACGGTTTCAAACTTATATACGGTCTCTTGCTCAGGTCTTGGGTAAACAACAAAAGCCAGCAAAACACCAATTAAAAACGAAATAATTGCAATTCTTATGCGCTCGTCGTCTAGTAACTTTCTCATTTTTTGCCTCTGAATTGAACGTAACAAATAATTAAACGCTGGTCGATGCGTGGAAATTCCTTTTCCATAACTGGGTCGGCTACACATCTAGCGACAAAATCGCTCTGACTTTCGGCTAGTTTTGGCTTCGGTAATGGCATTATTGTTCGATAAATAAATTGTCTTGCTCTAGGATTTTTCTAAGCTCCTCTCGACACCATTTATAAGCCTGGTAAGTATCGTCGGATAATTCCTTGTACTTCATTTCAGACCTTAGCAATTGGTCAAAATCCCAAATGGCGCTCTTATAGTTATGGCCGTTTATGGCTGCTTGGAAATCGTCGTTTTCCTCGGGTAAATAATATTCTAAAATCGCTTTCATAACGGAAATTTACAACTGTCTACCAATAATTCCCAAGAATCATTATCCTTCGTTCTAATTCGAAGACCTTCTAAGGTTAAAATTCGACCTCCAGTAGGTTTTACAGGCGCTCCACGTTCAACGTGCCAGCCTCCAAATCCATCCTCGAACTCCTCTTTGTAAGCTCCAGTTATTGCAAGTTGAATTTGCTTTTGTATTATTTGATGAGCGTGTTTACCTGGATTATATTGTACGGTATCCCTGGCATCGTTACGGCTAGAATTTTCGTGGATATGGCCCATAATAAAGATGTCCATATTTTCGTAAAGCTCGAGCGCTCTAGTTAAATTTATGGCTCCCTTGGTAACTACCCCACCCCCCCCTGAGCCGTGGAAATACTT